CAATGGAGGAGCCTCATCTGTCCTCGCAGTGTCTGGAACATCAACAGACTACTCTTTTCTTCGTCTTCGTCAGACGGCTACAGAAAGTCGCATCGAGAGTGCTGCTGTCGGAACTGGTACGGCCTCTCCTATTACATTTTTTGCTGGTGCTGGTGAACGATTACGTATCGCCTTGGCCGGGCAGCTAGGCATCGGCGGGGAGAACTACGGTACGTCGGGCCAAGTGCTGACATCTGGTGGACCAAGCGCAGCACCGAGTTGGACTACATTGTCATCAGCAGCTCCAACAACTGCTCAAGTTGGTACTGCCACGGCTGGTTTAGCGGTTGGTGATGTTGGTTCTTATGCACTCCTTTGGCATAATACTACTGCCGCAGAAACTCCAGGGACCACCGTTGCAGGATCAACCCTGCGCTATGGCAGTACATTCACAGATGCAACAAACCCACTCGTCGGCTATGGCCCAACAGCTCCCGCTGGTACTTGGAGATGTATGGGCCATACCGCGGTGCAAGGCGGGAGCACCGCTTATGCATTCACCATAGCAAACGTAACAGTCTGGTTAAGGATATCTTAATATGAATTATAGAAACGCAAAAAAATTAGCAAATAATCGCATAGACTGTGAGATCGAACATGAAACCTTCGGGTGGATACCGTTCACCTGCGATCCTAACGACACTGGGGCCTTGTTTGATGCCGCTGCGCTTCACGCTACGATGGATGCAGACCCTGCGACCGAAGCTTATGTTCCGCCAACGCAAGCAGAGCTTGATGCGGCAGCAGGCGCTGCAGTGAGGGTGCAACGGGACTACCTGCTGTCAGCAGAGGTTGACCCTATCGTCAGCAACCCTCTCCGTTGGGCCGATCTAAGCGCAGAGAAGCAGGCCGAGTGGACCGCATATCGCCGCGCGCTGCTCGACATCACGGCGCAAGCTGGATTTCCGCACGACGTAGTCTGGCCTGAAAAACCTGGTCAGGATTAAGAAGATATTGAGCCATGGAAGTTATTATTAAGTAAGTTACAGCAGTCATTATTAACTGAACAATAGGTACCACAGCAGCTGTTAATAGTTATGATATAAGATAAATAGTCTGAAAGCTGGAGATTTGTTATGCCATTACCTAGCACAGGGCCTTTATCACTCAGTGAAGTTAACGTAGAACTGGGACTAAGCGCAAATACTACAATCAGTATGAATAGTACGCCAATACGAGGTATGGGTGCAAGGGCTTCTCCCTTGGACATTTCCTTTGAGCATTTAAGAGGTAAATCTGCGTTCAAGACAACTACATTCACAACGAGTGTAGTTACTAGTTATTCCACTGCGTATAATTTAACTACGAGTAGATCTACAGCAGCAAGTCAAACTACTTCTGCAACTACTTCAGCTACAACATCTTATTCTACACTTCTTGGGACCGGCAAAGCTGGGCCAGTCTATCAAACCACTTCTCATATTACATCTTTCACTACATCGTTTACGACATCTTTTAACGTAACAACATCGTTTGCTACGGCAGTAAGTCAAACTACTTCTGCAACTACTTCTTGGTCTACGAGTGCCACAACAAGTACATATTAAATAATATAACTTGTATAGAATCGGCAATTGTAAACTGTAATATTTAGATTATAACATACTCGAGTATAATATGAACAATACCATCAATGAAATGTGGACGAATGTAGATCGCATTGGTTATATTCAACCTACGTACAAAAAAGAATATTTTTTAAATATAGAAAATCATATCATTAAAACGTGTGCTCAGTATGAATTAACTTGCAAATTTAATGTAAGTCCTCTTATCGGTGGTGTTCCTCCTCGAGATGATATTACTCAAGTTGTAAATGGTTTAGTCAATGCTATAGCGTATCATGATTGCATGGGCGGAATCCTCGTGAGCACAAGAAATGCAGAAGTAAATTGTAGAAATTTTGATCATATTTTTTCAAACACTCACGTAGATGATTCTATCATATCTCAGATGCTCGAACAAATACAAGACAAATACATCCTTGAAAAACAAGAAACAACTTATGATAAAGTAATCTTTTTACCCGGATCTAATCTATTTCATACCGTGAATTGGGAAAAAGTTGAAGAGGCGCTAGTCGATTATCCCGATGTTATGATTAAATTGCACCCAGTTATGACTGATGCTGCTGCAGATAAAATAAAGGATAAATATAGAGAACGCATAATATCTCAAAACGTAAGTGGACTTCATCTTCTTATGAATGCGAGACTGATATGGACATCATACAACAGTGAATTCGGAATGATTGCGGCAATGTGTAAAATACCGTTTGGTGTTATAAGTAAATGGAATGATGTTTTTACAATGGTGTATTCTCCGGTATATCGTCATTTTAAATATAAAGACGTAGATCATAATTATTTGGTTATATCGAAAGCTCTTGCTAGTAATAGAAGTGGTTTTGTGTTTCCATGGCAAAACGATTGGAAAATGAAAGTGGAAACTTATTTTGAATCAGTTGTTAATAAGTTTAGTACGGGGTTAGAATATCCATATGCCTAGTGTAATGACTGTAGAAAACAGATTGAAAATCTATTGTGACGATTCATCTGTTGCTGAAACGTTGCTAAGTAATGTTCCTAATACTACACAAGTATTCATTCCTGAATTGGCCGATATCACCGTAACGAGTACACCTCTAGAGTTAGATTATAATACTGTGTCATTAAAAGATTTTTGGAATGACGGCCATATCTTCTGGGCGTTGCCAAATAAGTGTGGACGATTTGACCAAGAAACGGTGCTCACGTTTTTAAAAGGTTTAGTAACAAGACTTGAAGGTATAGCAGTATCGCCTTGTCATGAATTTATCAATGACGAATACTTTAATGCTTTTAAGAATACACATCCCGATCGTATATTTGATCTACTTGAGCTCGATGGGCCAAACGAAACACTCATGTCGACAGGAACACTCGACCAACTTGTTTCTTCTCATGAAAATATTTTTATCTCAAAGGTACCAAATATAATATACTCAAGAGACAAAAAGTATTTTGTTAGATTAGCAAACGTGACTCAATTTGAAGCATACGATAAAGTGTATGGATTTTTTTGTATTGACGAAAGAAGTGTGTTGGAAATTGCTGCAAATAGATCGCCGTTAGATCAAAGATTGAAAAATCTTATTTACAACGTTTTCACACGCTTTAACGGTGCATTTACATTCGAGTACTATAAACATATGAATAAAATTTACATCTACTCTTTTCGGACTGGTGTAGCTAAGCATCATGTACGAGAAGACATATTGAATATCGATGTAGTTCAGAATACGTTTAAAAAAATGTCAGTACGTTATAACTTTGAAAGAACAAGCGATGAATAAATTTATTGTTATGTTATCTGGAGGAAAGGATAGTTTAGCCTGTTACCTTAAGTTAGTTGAAGACTATGGTAGCAGTAACGTTTTGCCTATATCTCTGAGCTATTTTTATAACGGTAATAAAGATAGAGACTCAACCGTTAACGCCCATTTGACTCGTTTAACTGCTTCAATGAACGTAACAATCGTGAATGGAAATGAAAAAGACTTCAGCGATATTTTAGATGGTTTGTTTGTTGATATAGATCCAACTGAATACTATCTATGTACAGGTGAGATCGATCACTTCGGTGAAGTTGCTTTATACTACGAAATAATCAACAAGTATAAACTTCGTGGGCTGTATAACCCGTTTATTGGTAAACCGAAAAGCGCTATATTCAGAGTCTTAGAAAAATATGACGTTGAATTTGCGATGTTATCAGCTTTTGTAAATGCAAACAATATTCCTCTCAAAAATCGAGTGTTAGAGTTTATCGGGCAAAGATATACAGTTTCTCAACTCGAAACATTGTATAACACAGATAGAGAAGCATACTTTGCACTGCAAACTGTGACTTTACAATGTAGTGGCTATAGCACATTCAACGAAGACGAAATACAAAATGTTTTGGATACAATTCAACAGAATAAATCTATAGAAAAATCTATCTACCAGATGTAAGATAGTGCGATGTTACCTACCACAATGATTAAACTATAAATACTCCTAAAGCAGGAGGTCTATATGGCACAGCCGACAACTAGAACAGAATTTAAAGAATGGTGCCTACGCAAATTAGGTAAGCCTGTTATTGAAATCAACGTTGATGACGATCAAGTTAGTGATCGCATTGATGAAGCACTTACATATTACTGGGACTATCACTTTGATGGCACCGAGAAGATGTATGTTAGACGTCAGATTACTCAAGACGATAAAAATAATGGGTATGTTCCAGTTGCAGACAACATTATTGGTGTCGTAAACTTGTTCCCGATTCAAGGTAACTTGACTGGCTCCGGAATCTTCAGCGCGACATATCAATTTGTTCTGAATAATCTTCACGAGTTTGTAAATTACGATCTAATCAACTATTATATGTCGTTTCAGCATCTTGCGTTCATGCAAGAAATTCTCACGGGCCGTCAACCTATTCGATATAATCGTCATATGAATAGGTTGTATATTGATATGAACAAAGATAAAATTGAAGTTGGCGACTATATTATATATGAATGTTACCAAGTTGTGGATCCTACTGTGTATGCCGACGTTTGGAAAGATCGTTGGTTACAGAACTACGCTACTGCAAAAATCAAATATCAGTGGGGCTCTAATCTTACCAAATTCGTTGGCATGAGTCTTCCGGGAAATGTGCAGTTTAACGGTGAAAGAATTCTTCAAGACGCTCAAGAAGAAATTCAGCGAATGGAACAAGAGATGATTAGTTCTTACTCACTTCCTGTTCATGACCTTGTAGGATAATGAAGTGGCCACAAATTTTTATTTTTCAAACTTTACGAACTCCGGTGAGCAGCGTCTTATTGAAGATCTGATCATTGAGAGTATTCGTATACACGGTATCGATGTATGGTATATTCCTCACAAGTTTGGTGCGCTTGATGATCTCTTAAACGAAGACGATCTTCCTTACTACAATGATGCGTACATGGTTGAAATGTACATCAAGAACGTCGAAGGATTCCAAGGCGATGGCGACTTCCTGAGTAAGTTTGGCTTACAGATTAACGACTCTATGACTCTAACGATCTCGATGAGAAAATTCCTTGAAGACGTAGCGTTATTTAACGAAAAGGTTAGACCAAACGAAGGCGATCTGATTTACTTCCCCCTCAACAATAAGATCTTTGAAATCAAACATGTCGAGCATGAAGCGATCTTCTATCAAATGGGTTCGCTTCAGACATACGATCTTCGTGTAGAACT